TAATACATGCTCCCGCAGAAATTGAAATTACATGCGTAATGTAGTATTTGCGTGTGCCTGCTGATAACGAACCACCGTTTTTAATGCACACCTTAACTACATCATTTGCTTCGATGGTGCTATTGGTTAGAACAAATTCATCTGCGTTGTTTGCTGAAAGCCCAACGGCAAATAGAACAATCTCGCCTGTAATCTTGTTGAGCGTAACACCAGTGGTGCGACTTGTTAATTGCGTTACAGTACCACCTGTGCCAGTGGGGTAACCCATCTTGCCAGAGCTAAGCGTCTGTCCTGTACCCTTGGGCGTGATATTGAGATTGATGTTGGTGTCAGTGCCGTCTGCGGCCAAGGTGCTGCCGTTAAGATTGCAACCTGCTGCTGCGGCGCTTGTTGCCAGCGTCGTAGACTCAAGCGACGTAATGCCTGTGATCGTGCCACCGGTAATATCAACCTTGGCCGCACTGACTGAACCTGTACCATTAGGGGCTAGTACAAGATTTCCATTGGTGTCGAGTGTAGAGATGGTGTTGCCATCTAAACGAATGTTGTCTACCGAGGCAGACAGAGTGCTAATTTTTAACGCCGTTGCTACTCCCGTGCCGCTATAAACTGTCTTTTCAGTAGCCGTCGGGCCGTCATCAACGTGAATCAGTTGATCATAGGTACTAGCAATTGTTGAACCCGTCAGGTTAACTGGCATCCTTAACTCCTAAAAACAAGGGGCCGAAGCCCCCTGTAATCTACATCACGAAGCAGCTAAAGGTACAGAATACCATTGAGTTGCAGATGACGCAACTAGCATAGTGCTGGTAAGGTTTGTAATGCTATACGAACCGTTGGCTGAGATTGCATTGATTGCTGCTCCAGTAGCAGGATAAATAAGCAACGCGCCAGCGGCGGTATTTTTAACAATTACAGTCGCACCAGCAACGGCTGTAGGCAATCTAACGCCCTTTGTACCGTCAGCAGCAGAGACAACATTCAAACCTTCAGCTAACGCAGTTGCAGTAGCTTGGGTTGTACCCGCAGCAGCCGCCGCCGTAACAACCATGCGAACACCGGTAGTCACAGTCATCGTTTGCAATACTGCTTTACCGCTGTTGATGGTCACATTGTCTTGTGCAATACCACTATAAACACCCATGATTTTCTCCTTTTAAGAGTAGGGGCCGAAGCCCCCACGAGGTTTAGTTGGCGTTGGCGACGATGGCAAAAACATTCATCACGCAGTTAGTTGGGACAGCGGTGTTGATCAGAAGATCAATCGTATCGGCAGTAACTACAACGGATGGGTTTGCAAGATCAGCAGCTTTCAAGCCAGTAGCGTTGGAAGCAACGTCGTTGGCGTACACGTTTGCAGCGTACGGTGAACCACCTGTAAAACCAAGGTCAAAGGTAGCAGTTGTGTTAGTAGTCTCAGCAGTCGTCACATTCACACCAGCCGCCAAAACAATAGAACCGGCAGGTAGAGAGATTATTTGCAGCGTGTCAGCAGCAGCCAATGCAGTAGCACTAGCAGCAGAGCGAGCAGCAATAATTGCGGCGAAGTCCAAGGTTACTTCAAACTTAGAGATGTCGGTGACGTTCGCGGGGTACGCAGCAGTACCCTTATTGAACCCGAGCGTGTCAGTATATGCAGCCATTTTGATTTCCTTTCAGTGTGTTGGGGCGACTTAGAAGCTAACAACAGCCGTTGCCAAAGCTTCGCCCTTGGTAACTTTATAGCCGTAGACTTGCAGACCACGGATGATGTTGCCGAAGGTTGACTCGGAGCGGATGGTTTCCATATTTGTCATCTGCGATGCAAACGTGAAGCCCATCTTGTGACCGGCGATGATGTTGTACTTACCCGAAGACACACTCAGGTTGTGGCTCACGTAGATAGTAAAACGATCAACCATACCCAGACGGCCATTACGAACAATAGACATGCTGTCGCCAGTCAACGAAGCGTCTTTCAGTTCAGACTTTTTAATCAAACCAGCCATCTTGGCGGGAATAATTACAAAGCGATCAGCTTCAGGTGAGTTAGCTTCGTCCAACACAGTGCCAAGGTCAACTATCAGATCAATAACAGAGGTGGTGCTAGAAGCGCCGTCCTTAGTCACGGTTAGCGGTGCTCCGCTTGTACCGAGGTTAAATGATGCAGACTGTTCACCAGCGGTTGCGCCCTTGTTAGCAGCCACAATACCGGGCAGAATATCGGTCAATACACGTGTGTCAATCTTGATCTTCATACGCTCAGAAGCGTCCTTTGACCAAGTGTCCATCAAGTTGATGTCCGACTGAACCTTATCCACATCATCTTCAACGCAGGAGAAGTACTCGCCTTTGTCGATAATTAGTTGGATTTTTGCTTTATCAGGATTTTCTACGACCAAGGTTTGACCTTTTACGTAGTCACGGATGGTAATTTCCGGTGTAGTGCGGATATTTACAGTGTCACCGTACTGGCGAATCTCGCCTTCGTAATCGGTGTTCGAGATTGCTGCGAGCACGGTGGCGTCGTAGAAATTTTCAATCAATTTGCCAGACCAAATTTCAGGGATAAAGTTACCGCTGTAATTGGGACGGCCGGGGGAGACGGGATAAGACATGGTGAAACTCCTTTAATCAGGCATTAACTTGGATGCGATTTTCTCGCTGTGCAGCAAAAATATCGCGTTCGATTCGGTCACGCTCTGGCTCTCGGCCTTTGTACTTACCAGTTCGGACATCGTTAAAAAATTTCTGGATGTCTTGCGGCGAATACATTTTACCTTGATTAGCAGATGCAGGTGTCCCAGTATTTCTTGAACGACCGGGGGTAACCTGTTTTTCCAATTCAGAGTTTTGAGCGCGACCAGTGGATTGAGCAACTGTGGCTTGTCCAGTAGACTCTAACCAAGCACGGAAGAAATTAGCAACACGTTTCGCATCAAGCGAACGCTGCGCATCGTCGAGATAGGTCTGGCGAGTAATGCCCGTCAACGGATCAGCCGCCAACAACCACGACTGAAATGCGTCGTTGTCATTGATCTGGCGAAAGTTGGGGACAACACTGGTCAGTTCAGCCCAGAACCCTTGCTCTGCGGATACTTGCTGACGTTGCACTACGGCTTGCACCTGCGGCACCACGTTAGTCTGCATCTGCTTAAACATCTGCTCCATCTGCGCAAAGCGCTGTTCCATAGGGAGTAACTCCTCACGGGACACCTTACGCATCACATCAAGCGACTCGCCATATTCTTCAACATCTTTGTCGGTAACAATTTTTTCGACAATCTGCTGTGGCTGAGCACTCGCTTGCTGTGCGGACAGCGATGCAAGCAATTGTTCCATCTGCTGTACACGGTTTGACATCTCCCGATTCTGTTGATGCAGGCGGGGGACTTCGGCGTTGTACATACCCTGAAGTGTTTTGTACTTCTGGACAATGGTTTCTTCCGGCAAGTTGTCATCATCCGACTTATGCTCATTTGCGGATGACGGAGCGGCATTGTTCGGCGCAGAGTTAGCGTCGGCGAGTGGCGTGTTATCTCTATTCTCAACAGGCGTGACGGTGCCATCGGCGGAAGTTGTTCCGCCTGTGTTGTCGTCCGGGTTGAGTTGTTGATACAACTGCTGAACTGCCTCGGTCTGCTTGCGAATTTGCTCTGGTATTGCCATGTTGAACGCTCCTATCGGTATGCGTGATTAAAGACGGCGAGTTTCATCATAACTTTGCCGCCAACGCAGGGGCTTCTTTGGCGAGATTTGTCAACTCGCCCAACACTTGGCAGCGCCCCTGAAACACTGCGGTGTTGTTGATCGCGTTCGGTAGCTGATCTAGCTCGCGCAAGCGCCATCCTTCAAGCCACTCCAGAAAATCCGGGTGTTGTCGGACAAACAAGGCTAAAGCCTTGATCACTTGCGGTTCAGGCTTGATCATGCTGCCTTCCCGCTCACACGATTCTGCACTGTGTTAGCTTCCATTCCACCTTTGGGTGATCCATCGGGGTTCTCTCCGCCAGATGCTGGAGCTTGCGCTTGCTGTTGTGCAGCAGCCGCCGTTGCCCTAGCTTGAATCTGAGTTTGATAACCCGACTTCTCCCGAGATGGAATAACTTCGTCCACAGGCATCTGCAACCCTTTAGCGATCTCACGAAGAATCGCTGCCCTACCATCTTTACCGAGAATCTCAAGATCAACGGGGTTGGCGGTTGCGTTAAGGAACTCGATACGGCGGATGTTAACAGTTTCCTTGACCGCAAGGTTAATTGCGCCCTTGGCAATAACTTGAACATCACCTTTAATTGATTCATCTTCGTCATAGCGCATGTTATACACAAACTGGCGCATAACAATGGGCTTGACCACATCAGTGTCAATGTGCATCACGACTTGTCGGATACCTTTACCGGCAGCGCCCATCAACATGGACAGGCCAGACGACGTACGCCCAGCGCCTTGCACGTTAAGGTCACCGTACACGTAGGCAGGAATGCCTGAGTGGTCATCAGCTAGACGGCTAAACCTGTCGTACACGGACACAAGCTCGCTGGCACGAGAATCAGGCTGCGTAAACCGAATAGCGGGAGCGCTCGATCCTACAGGATCGTTGATAGTCTGCCAAATTTTCCAAGGCGCAAGTTGGGTGATGTCTTCGTTTGGCGGCAAGCGCTCCACGTTGACTTCAACCTGCGGGCCACTGCTGATACCCATGTTGTTGACAAGTGCACGTGCGGCAGCATTGCACACACCTTGCAAGTCTTCAATGATCTCAGGTATGCCCTTACCCCAGAATGCACCGGGGCATTTGATAAACGAAGTCTTGCAGTACGGCTTCTCACCGAGGGGGTCATAGTTCAATACGGCCTTGATGACAATATTGCCCACCATCCAGACGTTGGCATCGTACTCTCGTGCGCTATCGGGTACGTCTTCTTCAGTCAGACCCCACTCGATAAGCATCTTGCCGCTGACTTTGCCCCAAAACTCCAGTGCATCAAACTCAGTCGTAGGCTTCATGT